GCCAAGGGTATAGTACGGTGAGAGACCCCGAACTTGTATGCAGCATAGCGGAAGGCTATGTAATCCTGCATACAAAGAAGGGGGAAACTCAAGTACGAGCCCATCTGTTGACCGCGAGTCGCGCGGAAGTCGAGGTTATGAACGAGGGAGAACAAGCGCGGACGAAGCGATAGCATCGCGTAGTCCTTGATTGAGTCCGGCACAGAGACCGAACGATCAAGGATTGCACGAAGTATTGCCTCAGCAACCTCTATAGAGAGGCCGTCCGTAGCAGACTTGTAGTCACCCGAAGTCAGAACCGAGGAGGGGGAGAGAGAGGTGAAACCTGCGCGCCGGAGTGTGTCCGTCGTCACGTCGCCACGATGAAGCCAACGCTTCCTAGAGAGCATTGCATACAACGACTTATGAAGAGGTTGTAAGCAAAGACTTTCAGAAGGCTGCTTCGAGAGGGGGCGAGGACGACCGGCAGACTGAACGACGGTGAGCTCGGCACAGTAATCGGAAGGTGAGAAAGACTCACGCCCGAAAACTACATCGAGAAAGGAAGCATGATCGAAATCAGTTCCTAATTGACCACCGTCAGACCGTTTACCGTCGACACATCCGGAGAGAGGGGGTACACAGGTTGAAGCGAAGTCCTCGTACATTGAGGGGCTAATTCCACGAGGGAATAGCTCCTGAGCAATGCGACGAGCGAACTTGATGTACCCTGGGGGCAGGACGGGAGGAGGGGAGGAGAAGGTTTGAGAAACCTTGGCGATTAGCGGTTCATCCATACATTGGCAAGAAGCTGGCAGAGCCTTCTTAATGGACTGGAAAGACATTTGTTCCTCCTCAACATCAGAGATGTGAGAAGAAAGAAATGCCTTAACAGCTGCCATGAGATCTGTACAGGATGAGTAGAACCGGTAATCGGGGTAGTCAAGGGTGAGATGAGGGTAGAGGGAAGAGAAGGACGAGGAGTTGGCTAGTAAACACGTGTTTACTCGAGCCTGGAAGTCGCGGCAACGCCGCGCAACGGGAGGCAGACCCATAATCCTGTGCCTAGCGCCGTGAGGCAACTCGACAGATCCGATAACGGAAGTTAACAAAGGATTAAGAGTGATCACGTGCCCAAGAAAG